AATGACGTGTACAGATTTGTACCGTTAAACGGAGACATTGCTGGTTTATCAGCAAGAACTGATTTAATTGCCGACAGTTGGTATTCACCAGCTGGCTTTAATAGAGGTACTATTAGAGGTGCGGTTAAGTTAGCTTTCAATCCAAATAAAACACAAAGAGATGATCTATACAGAAATAGAGTTAACGCTGTGGTAACATTCCCCGGCCAAGGCACTGTTCTGTTTGGTGATAAAACTGGATTAAGTGCTCCATCTGCTTTTGATAGAATCAATGTACGAAGATTGTTTATAGTTTTAGAAAAAGCAATCTCTACTGCTTCTAAATTCCAATTGTTTGAATTTAACGACGAGTTTACTAGAGCAAACTTTAGAAATATCGTTGAGCCATTCTTACGAGAGGTACAAGGCAGACGTGGTCTCACAGACTTTTTAGTTGTGTGTGACGAAACGAATAACACAGGCGAAGTAATTGATAGAAATGAATTTATAGCGGAGATTTTTATAAAACCTGCTAGAAGCATTAACTTCATTACTTTACAATTTGTAGCAACAAGAACTGGCGTTTCTTTTGAAGAAGTAGCTGGGTAATTTTAGAATAGGAGAATAAAAAATGGCAAACATTAATGACTTCAAAGCTAAACTTGCTGGCGGAGGCGCTCGTGCCAATCAGTTTAAGGTAGTAATGCCTTTTCCTGGTTACGCTCAAGTTGGTGGCGAAATAGAAGATCTGGCTTTCTTATGCAGAGCAACTTCTATACCTGCTATGACAATCGGTGAAGTTGACGTTAAGTTTAGAGGACGATCAATTAAGATTGCAGGAGATAGAACATTTGCAGATTGGACCGTTACAGTTTATAACGATACAAACTTCAAAGTAAGAAATGCTTTTGAAAGATGGCAAAATGGTATCAACAATATGACAGACAATGAAGGATTAACAAATCCTGCTGACTATCAAGTGGACGCATTTATTGACCACTTAGATCGTAACGGTAATACTGTTAAATCATATACACTAAGAGGTGCTTTTCCAAAAGAAATCGGCGCTATTGATTTAACGTATGACGAACAAACAGCGATTGAACAGTTTGTTGTAACTTTTGCTTATCAGTATTTTGAAACAAATACGACTACTTAAAACTTATATAAGTAGTAGTAGAGGAATATAAATTATGGCTGATCTGTTTGGGTTTTCAATAACCCGTAAAAAACAAGAGCAAGATCCGAAACAAAACTTTACTACACCTCAAGCAGATGACGGTACAACTACCGTCGCTGCTGGAGGTTATTTTGGTTCGTACCTTGATATGGAAGGCACGGCTAAGAACGAAGCCGACCTTGTAAGACGATATAGAGAAATTTCATTACATCCAGAATGTGACCAAGCAATAGAAGATATTTGCAACGAAGCAATTGTTTCTAGTGAAGAAAAAGATTCTGTAAGAGTTACATTAGAAAATATACCTTTTGGTGACGAAGTCAAAAGAAGAATAGACGAAGAATTTTTAAACGTACTTAAATTAATGAATTTTAGTACAAAAGGTTTTGAGATATTTAAAAGATGGTATGTAGATGGTAGAATATTTTATCAAAAGATTATTGATAGAGAAACACCTAAAAACGGTATAACTGAATTACGTTATATTGATCCTAGAAAAATTAAAAAAGTAAGAGAGCTTAAGAAGATGAGAAGCACTGTAGATTTATCTCTTACAAATGATTACGAAGAATACTTTATGTTTAATGAAAAAGGTGTTGCAGGTTCAACATCAGGTTCAGGAGTAAGAATAGCGGCTGATACAATTGCTTTCTGTTCTTCAGGTATGGTAGATCAAAATAAAAATATGATACTATCTTATTTACATAAGGCAATTAAACCAGTAAATCAATTACGTATGATTGAAGATGCTGTTGTTATCTATCGTATAGCAAGAGCACCTGAAAGAAGAATTTTCAAAATAGATGTTGGTAATCTACCTAAACAAAAGGCAGAACAATATTTAAGAGATGTAATGGCACGTTATAGAAACAAACTTGTCTATGATGCCAACACAGGAGAAATTAGGGACGATAGAAGTTATATGAATATGTTGGAAGATTATTGGTTACCAACAAGAGAAGGTGGAAGAGGAACAGATATTACTACTCTACCTGGTGGCCAAAATTTAGGAGAAATGGCCGACATAGAATATTTCCAAAAGAAACTTTATCGTTCTTTAAATGTACCAGTAAGTAGATTAGAACCAGCTACAGGTTTTAGTATGGGCCGTTCTACAGAAATTACAAGAGATGAATTAAAGTTTACTAAGTTTGTTCAAAGATTAAGAAAGAAATTTACTGAACTATTTAATGATTTTTTAAAGACACAACTAGTATTAAAAGGTGTAATATCTATAGATGATTGGCCAGTAATACAAGCAAATATTCAATATGACTTTTTACAAGACGGCCACTTTGCTGAATTAAAAGAAAGTGAAATGTTAAAAGAACGTGTTGCTTTGGCTGATGGTTTAGAAAAGTATGTAGGTAAGTATTTTTCACAAGAATACATTAGAAAATTTGTTTTTAAACAGTCTGAAAAAGAGATTAAAGACATAGATAAACAAATAAGTAAAGAAGGTATTTCACCTCCTGATGATACGGGAGCACCTAAGAAAACTGAAACTTTATTATAAATATAACAAATGGAGAAAAAATGAGCGAACAAGTTAAAAATTTTATTGACAAATTGTCATTAGGACAAGCAGCTGAAGCTGGCGAAGCATTTAAAGATGCTTTAAGAGATAAAGTTGGAGATGCATTAGAGGCAAGAAGAAAAGAATTAGCTGGTGTATTGTTTCAAGGACAAGTTGAAGCAGAAGCACACAGTGAACCAAAACCAGAAATTGCTGAACCTTTTGCCCAAACAGCCGCTAAATTAAGCACAGTTGGTGATGAAAACAAGAATCAGTAATATAGTAAGAGAAACTAGAGTCATGGACTCAAAGTCTTATAATGAATTAACTCCTAAAATCAAAGAGGCAGTTAAAGAAATTTATAAGATTATTGAAAATGAACAAACAGATATACTAAAAAAGTTTGAAGGAGCTGTAGAAAAAGTTGTAGCTTCTTATAATATAAAAAAAGAAGATTTAGATAATTATTTTAATAAAGAAGTAAACGAACAATTAGGAGTAAAGTAAAATGGCAACATACATTGCTAAAGGTGCACTAATAACTAATCCAAATGTCAACAATATTGGATTATCCCACTTTGTTTATTGCGTAGCTACATCAGCTGCTCAAACAGTTGTGGTAAAAGATTCTGATGCTACTACATTAGGAGAAATTTATTTACATTTAGCTGGTGATTCTGTTTGTGTTGAAAAAACACCATCAGATACTATAACGTTAACTGCAGGTAAAGTTAGTGCTGTAGGTTCACCTAGAAGTTAATATAAAGAATATACAAAATGTCAAACACATCAACTTTTATATCAAAAGGTGTTGTAAGTAATTTGACAACTTTGTCATTATCTCCGACTCTATCTAGTTTTTACGGCGGCGGCGCCAGTAGTTATGCAGTAGATGTTGGTTCTTTTAATTATGATGCTTATGGTAATGGCCTTGCATTTAGAAAAGATACTGGACCAATTGATGCTTATATTAATTCTATAATAGCTTTAGGAAATCTCGAACTTATTTGGACTTTTACTCCTACAAGTGGAACTCCTTTTAACAGATTAATTTATCCAATAGCCTCAAATAATTCTCTTGGACCTTTAGATGCAAGTGCGGATATTTGGACTCTTAGTACACAAGATTCTGTATCTATACAAGGTATCGGTCCTAATCAACTTAATGTTTCTACTTATCCAGTTGGAACTATTTTTAATATAAGCACCAAAGCTACTTCTTCAGTGTTGATGGGCGGATGGTATAATACTCCAGGAGATCCTTCTTCAGGAGGTGTTGGTGGAACCCCTTTTAGAACATTAATTCCTACAGGTACTTTCAATTTAAAAATGGATTATAATGCAGGAGATGAACGTGTATTTTGGAACGGAACAAATTGGTTTTATACTAACACAACTTTAGGTACACTTGCTGAAGCTTCTGGTGGTGGAGATTTTCCTTGGGAAGCAACGTGGCCAGGTACATTTACAGCTGCAGAAGTGCCTACAGCAGGAGGTAATGCAAGTACGTATAATGTTGATAGAGCTCATTTTGTGTATTGCACAGCAACTTCAGATACAACTACAGTAAGAGTTACAGATGAAAATGGTGGAACTTTAGGTGAATTTTATTTACATAGTAATGGAGATTCAGTAACTATTGAAAAATCTCCAAGCGATTATGTTGTACTTGTAAGTGGTGGTGCTAAAGTGCAAGCAATAGGTTCGCCAGGAAGTTAATTATGACTATATCAACTACAACTTTGATAGATGATAATTTTAAAACTATAATAAAAGCTAGTGGTGTAGGTAATGAAACAGAACAATTATTAGTAGATGCTTCTGAATTATTAAATGCAACAAGTGAACCAAAAGTATCTATAGCAAATGTTTATTATGAGATTGAAGGCACAGGAAAAATAAATTTTAATTTTGATTCAGAAGAATCAATTTTAGAAATAAGTGGTAATGGTAATTATGGTTTAAAACCTGGTGAACCAAAGAAAAAAAGTTCGTCAACAGGAAGTGGTGATATTTTATTAACAAGTGATAGTAATGTAACAAGTTATAATCTTGTTATAGAGTGTCACAAAGAAACAGGATTTACAAACTAATGGCAGACGTAGTTACAACACAAATAATAACTGATACATCAGGCGTAAAATTTGTGGTTAAATTAACAAATTTATCTGATGGTACTGGAGAAACAGATGTATTAAAAGTAGATGCTTCAAACACTACTTTTATGACTGAAGATGGTAACAGAAAAATTAGTAAGGTCTATTATTCAGTAAACACAGCTAATGCTAAATCAGCAGTTGAAATAAAATGGGACGGTGTAACAGATGCTACAGCATTATTACTTTCAGGTCAAGGATTTTTTGATTTTCGAACAGCTGGTAATGAGATACCAAATAATGCAACCACGCCAACAGGTGATGTATTATTGTCAACTAAAAACTTTGCAATAGGTGATAACTATTCTTTAGTAATAGAGTTTAGATAATTATAAATAGTAAGAGAGAGAACTATGAAACTTATAAGAGAAGAAATTAACGACGCTACGTATATCGTAGAAGAAAAAGACGGTAAGAAAAATTACTCAATTAAGGGTATATTCTTACAAGCAGACATTAAGAACCGTAATGGTAGAGTTTATCCAAGCGGCGTTTTAATGAAAGAAGTCAAAAGATATAACAAAGAATTTATCAATCAAAATAGAGCATTCGGCGAACTAGGCCATCCAGAAGGACCAACTGTGAACTTAGAAAGAGTATCACATATGATTAAGAAGTTGTATCCAGAAGGAAAAAATTTCATAGGTGAAGCAAAAATTATGGACACTCCATACGGTAAGATCGTAAAAAGTCTTATAGATGAAGGCGCTAAACTAGGCGTGTCATCAAGAGGTATGGGTTCCTTAGTACAGAAAAACGGTCAAAACTTTGTAGGAGAAGATTTTTACTTAGCAACGGCCGCTGACATTGTGGCAGACCCATCTGCTCCGGAGGCCTTCGTACAAGGTATTATGGAAACAAAAGAATGGGTATGGAACAACGGTATTCTTATAGAACAAGATGTAGAATCTTGGAAACAAGAATTGATTAAGACAAAAAGACTTGATTTAGCAGAGAAAAAGGCTAGTGTATTCAAGGATTTTTTAAGTAAATTATAATAGAAAATCAACAAATTATAAATATCATTATTAAAAGAGAGATATTTTAATTGCAATTAATATAAAGGAGATTTCTCAAATGGCTACAGAAAAACAAGTAGAAGTCAAAGCAGAAACAATAGTAGAACAAGACACTATTGCTGATGCTCCAAAAAAGAATGCTGTAGCAGCTGAACCTACTAAGCTTTCTAACGAAGCACAAGATTTAGGGGCAGCGGTTGTGAAAGCAACTGACAGCAATCCTGACGCTACAAAAAATAACAAAAAAGTTTCTGACGCACAAAACGCAAAAGCTGCAGATGTTGACGCTAGTAAAAAACCAGACACAGAAGCTGGTGTAACTAAAGTCGCAACTCCAGGTGAAACGTTAAAAGTAGAAGAAACAGAACAAGAAGAAGTTATTGACGTTTCTGATGATGTGAAAGCATTAATCGGAGATGAAAAATTAACTGAAGAATTTAAAGCAAAAGCTGCAACTATATTTGAAGCTGCTATCAAATCAAAAATGAAAGCAGAAAAATCAAAAATGGAAATGGGCTATGCTAAAAAACTTAAAGAAAATATTGATGCTACAAAAGCAGAACTCGTTGAAAAAGTAGATTCATACCTAAACTACGTTGTTGAGGAATGGATGAAATCAAACGAACTTGCTGTTGAGCGAGGTATCAAAGGTGAAATCGCTGAGGACTTTATCACTGGTCTTAAAAAATTATTTGAAGATCATTACATAAATGTACCAGACGAAAAATATGACGTGTTAGAAGATCAAGCTTCAAAAATCGAAGAGCTTAACAAGAAATTGAACGAGCAAATCGAGAACAATGTTAAATTAAATTCTGAAATTGGTAAATTGACAAGACAAGATATAGTAGATGCTGTATCTAAAGACTTGCCAGATACTAATAAAGAAAAGTTTAACAAGTTAGCTGAAGAAATTGAGTATTCTAATGCTGATGAGTTTAAGAAAAAAGTATCGACTATTAAAGAGTCTTACTTTTCAACAAAAGAGATTTCATCTAAAAGTGAAATAGATAACGTTGCCGAAGGCGAAACTACTCACGTAGATTTGTCAAACGCTATGACTGCTTACACGGCCGCTATCACAAAAACAAAAGATACCATTAAATTGGGTCTTAAAAAATAAAGGGAGAATAAAAAAGATATGTACTTATCTGAACAATTAGTTAAAAAGTGGGCACCGGTCCTTGAACATCCAGAACTCCCAAAAGTTACGGATAGTTATAAAAGAGCGGTTACTGCTGTTATCTTGGAAAACCAAGA